GTCAGCGCAACAGTCACATCTTGAGCACCTGCTAGTGCACTTTCAAATTGTTTAGCCTCGCCTAGCCCCTCGCTCTTGAATCCCAAACTGAAAAACAATTCACCTATATTCATTCTTATTTTCTCCGATCAAATAACACTGCTTTTCATATTTGTTTTTAAACGTCAAATAATCGTAAGCATCGCATATCAAGTCCACTCGTTCCCTCATAAGCACTTCTGGAGAACCAAAGCCAGCACTCGCTAGTTCCATGATTATAAATCGATGGCCTTCCATATTGATAGCTATTTTAGGGGATTCACGTTTGTTAGAATCGTTCAATTCGCTTTTAAAGACGAAAAGAGATTTTCGAAAAAAGGGGAGATATTCTCTTTCAAAACGTAGAAAACTACAGGCAAGAAGTCAGAACGAAATTCCCTTTTCTCAAACGTCTGTGAATCGATTTTAAGCCCGTTGTATGTGACGCGCTTGAAACATGTCTTTGCTGCATCAACTACAGCCGAGCTTGATAAAATAGCGCAAATTGGATTCTTTAGATTTAAAGCGTCTGACATTTTAAACTCTTTCCAGTCAACGCTTTTAATGTCAAGAGTTAGCTTTTCAATTTCTTTTGTGATGATCTGAGATACTCCCCACGCTTCCTCGAAAGGAAGCAGGGTAATATCTAAGACCGCACCACTTGGCAATGTTGTTTTACTCATATACTTAGCTGCCTACTACATGTCGCAAAAACAAAGGTGTAAACGCTAATACCTTGCTCTGTATCGCCCTCTGTATTAACGACAGCTTCCACCTGCTTTGTCGGAACGCCACCATTAAGAATATAGGTATCTAATACCGCCTTACCAGCTCCATCGCCAATTGTTTTGACAATTTCAGCATCTTTAACAACAAAGCCTGTTGGATTGGTTCTGTAATCATTTAAATACCCATTCAAATCTTTATCATCCTTTCCTCCACGAATAACCTTTACTTCCAGAGATGCTTGGAAACCGCTTGCATTCTGTGCAAAAATGGTGTTGCCATTCTTGCCAGTTTTCACAGTGGCTAATTCACTAGCATAAGAAAGTTTTGCTACCTCACCAGATCCAACCGTTTCTATCAAATTACCTGCAATTTTAATTGTATCTGCACCATATAAGGAAAATGTTGCGCCAGCCATATGCTTACTCCTAAAGTTATACTTTATTTATTTATGTTTACGATCACATTACTAGAGTGAATTGCACCACTGTACTTTATAGCGATTTGGACCGTAGGAGCGACCCTCGCCAAACGATCCGCTGATGATTGAACAGAAACCGGCAATGAATATATGCAATATCCAAATTCTCTTATATTGCGTTTAAAATCCTCTGGATCGCCAAAGGTATCAGCTCCCGTCCATTCACCGGGAGCAAGAAAACCATTAGATGCAGCCAAAGAGCATACGCTCCTATATGCTCCTTTAAGTCCAACCATGCCTTGCTCTGTTTGTGGTATCTTTGTCCCTACCGTTCTAAGATAGTTGAATCCCGCGACTTCGAGAGCTCCGATGATCCACCTTAGATTGTAGACATCATCAAAAAACTCATTTGCTCCGTGCGACATCACGCATGCCTGACCTGCGATATTGACGTAACAGTCAGCCCCGACGGCTTTAGCAGCAGTCAATATCGTTTGTGTCATAGCGTCATCGCTTGAAACCCCTGCGAGGGACTTAAGGTTCATGGTTTGGGCTGTGTTCACGGCCGAAAAGTTTGTACTCATTGCACGGCCTGCATACGACCATTTGAACCCATCTATGCCTGTTGCTCTCGCATAGTGCAATACCCGTGTCATGCTTAAAGATGCCTCATCAACTTCATACGCCAAACCGCCATTCTGAAGTGAGGATGCAGCTGAATCCGCCAAGAACAAAAGTTTTCCAGCCGATTGAGCTACGGCGCCAGCCCTGAGAGCCTCCAAATTGGCTCCGGTTGCTCCCGTAAATCCACTTGGGCCAGTTACACCAAGGGTATAGTTTGCGCTACATCCACCGAAATAAAGCAAGCCAGAAGCTCTAGTAATCGCTTCCTCAAGTACTTCCCCGGCAAGCATGGGAACCACAATAAAATAACCACCGCCTGTTAAAATGTTTGGCGATTGGCTAAAAATTGCTGTTGCTGCTGCTGCCGTTTCACTTGCCGATCCCCAGTTTGTGATAACATCAGCAGCGCTTGAATAAACCGCAAATAGAGCGGTACCAAGTGATACAGCCGGGGTTTCTTTTGTGAAGCACACAAGGTTATTGATGCTATATGCAGCAAGCCCTGCAGGCGGTATGATAACGCTTATATTTACTACGTTTGTAATCCCTATCATTGTCATAAAAAACTCCCTATTTTTCGGTAGTATCCATATCGACGTCTTCAAAAGTATCGTAATAATTTGCTGCAATAAGCATACTGTATTTACGCAGTACCGGCAATGTTATGACGATCCTATTTAGTAAAGTTGTACCCTCTATCGCAGACACATCGTTTATACCAGTTGGTGTCTCTGCTATTTTCAGAGCAAATTCCTCTTGTACTTGTTGGCTATATGTTGAGATGAGAGAGCCTAAAACTTCCGCATATCTCTCAAGACATTCCGTTGTATAGCTCATTAAGTTGATTGATAGTGTTTCTTGGAAGTATTGGCTTAATTCATCATTATAAGTCGCGGCATTGAATTTTTTATTGTTCCCATATGGTTTCATTGACATTACGCCAACCGTGACATAAAGCCTCTTGTCCTCTGGTATCGATCTGCGCTGATTGTAAATCCATATCTGATCGTCTTTGAGAGACATGCCAGCCTTAATGATGTCACATATGATTTGTGGTGTAACTCTCATAAGTATGTACTCGTAATTCTGTATTCAACAAAGCCGAATTGATTCCAATCGGTTTTGTTCATTACCCTGAATTTTTGTGATTCTTTGCATTCAAAAATTATGATGTCATCCACCTTGAGATCCAAAGCATTATCAGAATACAAAATCTCAGTATTCCATTTACGTTGCCCTTCTGGTTTCATCTCAAGAGCCTGTCCAGTTGGTACACGAAATATTTTAACTACTTTTTCGAAGTATGATTCCTCAACTTTGTAATCTTGTGTTCTCTTTGCTGAGATGAATACACGGGTTTCTTGGGCCCAAGCCATAACTGCTGCGTTCATGTTTGGTAGTTGATTATTCATTAGACTACCTCATGGATTATGGAGCGCAACATTGCGCCCGTGTCCCAAAGAATCGAATGCTTTTCGGGATCTTTATTGCCTTTAGCTCTACCGGTTACGCTACGTTCAGCAATGCGTCTATCTGATAACTTATCCCATCCCGGCCCTTGCGCTGCAAAGGTTTCGTGGACATATCCCACCCACTTTGCCCCTACCTTGTTTAAAAAAACATCCCCGTTACCATCCATGATTAGCTTCATTATTTTGTCTTTGCCCGTATCGAAAAAATCATTGAAGTCTTTTTTTCTCATGGCCATCGTCTTGCGTAAAAATGATCGTTCAGGGATTTTACGGCTTGGAGATCCAAATTCATGAACCGCGGCTAGAACTACAGCATCAATCGATTTCCCGGAATTTTTATCGGCTGGTCTTTTTTGTGAGATAGATAGGACACCAATTTTCACATAATGGTTAGCATCGATAAACTTCTGAAGATTATCGAGTGATGTTTTGTCGTATTTTAAAACTGTTTTTGACATTAAACATCTTTCACCACGGTGTTGTAGCACCTTCTTCGACTACCATATTACCGATCAAAAGCGGTTTCAACAGCGATATGTATTTTTGACCGTATCGAGTTGTTGCATATGCTCCCAATATGGGATCGTTCAGCATCCATTGTGGTATCGAATATGATTCCGATACCCCACCGATTGACCGCGATGATACTGCAAAAGAACTAGAACCGCCCATTCCTTGCGTCGCCGTATTAAGATCGTTCACAAGGTAATGAGCAGCAAGATACAAAAACATGATCTTAAGTTGAGTATCATCTGAAAATAAACTCTCATTAAAGTTGATTGTTGCTTCATTGAAAGCCCGCGTAATATCACTATCCATCACGTAATCTTTTTGACAGTCATACAAAGAAACTGTCTCGCCTGATGCAATAGCATATTTAAAATCACGGACAAACAAATCCTTGAAATCATCGACAACAATTGCTGAGACTGAAATCATTTCAATCAACCTTAAGCATAAAAGTTGGGAACGAAGCAAACAGCCAATCAGCAGTCTCTTTTGAAACAAGAACCGCTGATTGGAATTTCAAAACGCTCCCGTCTGGACACCTGATTTCGCCAGCCCGATTGGAGAAAACCCGGATTTTATCCGAGATTTCTTTTTTGGGTTCGGCTTTCTTTTCCTCATGCTTTGCCATTCTTCAATCCTTTACGCGGCTGTGTTACCGAAATATAACATCTCTTTTTCACGCTGAGCTACGACACCTGTGAAGCTGCCAAAGCCTACGTTCTCCCATGAGAAACCATTAAAAGTTCCAGCAGCGGTCATCGTATAATCGATGGGCAGGTCCATCTTGACGCTGCTCTCATCATAGTTCAACAACACATACCTGTTGTTTGT